ATTGGCATTCGTGAAGAGTTAGCCGATGTGGTTTACAACATATCGCCACAAACGACACCGCTGGTATCAAACATTGGTAGCGGCAGTGTATCTAACACTTTCTATGAGTGGACCAGCGATTCGCTCGCAAGTGCCGGAGTGAATGCAAACATCGACGGCGATGACCTAGCTTCTTTTACAGCTATAACCCCAACTGTACGTTTGGGAAATTATACTCAGATTATGCGTAAGGATTTCATCATCGCTGATAACTTAGAGGTTATTGACAGTGCTGGTAATTCTAATACTCGCGCATATCAACTGGTGAAAGCTGGTAATGAGCTAAAGCGTGATATTGAGTTTAACATCTGCGGTGTAAATCAAGCTGCCGTTGCAGGATCAACTTCCGCTGCACGCAAAGGTGCATCTCTTTCTGCTTACATCAAGACTAATACCAGCAAGGGTAGCGGCGGTGCAGACCCCACCACCTCTGGCGGTGTGGTCAATGCTGCTCGTACCGATGGAACCCAACGTGCATTCAGTGAAGCGCAGTTAAAAACAGTGCTACAGGCTTGTTGGACGGAAGGTGGCGACCCATCAATGGTTATGACTGGGCCTTTCAATAAGGCTGCTGCAAGTGCGTTTGCTGGTATTGCTGCGCAACGTTACATGGCTCCTGGTGATAGCCCTACCACGATAATCGGCGCTGCTGATGTCTATGTCAGCGACTTCGGATCAGTTTCTATCGTTCCGAACCGCTTCCAGCGTGAGCGTGATGCTTATGTGCTAGATCCAGATCTACTGTCTCTATCTGTTCTGAGAAACATTCAGAACGTTGAGTTGGCTAAGACTGGTGATGCTCATAAAGAAATGGTCATCTTTGAAGGCTCGTTGAGAGTCGATGCAGAGTCCGGCCTTGGCATCGTAGCTGACTTGACCACTTCTTAGTGGATTGGGATCGACATGACTGAATTTAAAAAAGTTCTTGAATACGACTCTCTGACGAAAACTAAGACGACCTTCGGTTACGAAGAGTCGTCTAGTGGCCGTGAGTCTGATGACTCTATAGTCATTCAGACTCAGACTGATGTTACTGACATCATTGAATCAAACAAACGTTTATTCAATGAGACAGATCGACATCAATCTTGGGGTGATGGATTTAAGACTAAAGTTGCGTCGATCCCACTTACGCTTTTGCATGAACTAAAGGCTAAAGGCATTCTCAAAGACGAGAAGGCTTTTAAGAAGTGGCTTAACGATCCTGACAACAGAGCGTTTAGAACGCGAGGCGGTAAGGTCTAAATGGCTATCACCACCTATAGCGAGTTGAAGTCTTCGGTTGCAGATTGGTTAAATCGTGATGATTTAACCTCTGTGATCCCAGACTTTATTACTTTGTCAGAAGCACAGTACAACCGCTCTATACGGCATAGAAATATGATCGTTAGATCACGCGCTAGTATTGATGCTCGTTATTCCGCTACGCCTCCTGACTGGATTCAAACTGTGCAGCTTATCTTGCTGACTAATCCTGTTCAGCCTCTTAACTTCATTACGAATGAAGAAATTAACAAACGGAGAGCGGCCTCAAGTGCCGTTGGCCGTCCGAACTCGTTCACACACGTGGGTACTGAGATAGCGGTTTACCCTGCCCCAGACAGCACCTATGAGGGAGAGTTGGTCTACTACGGAAAGATTCCAGCTTTGTCTGACAGTAATACGACTAATTGGTTGTTGGACTTATCCCCTGATATTTATCTCTACGGATCGTTAATACAGGCAACGCCTTATTTGCGTGACGATGAAAGGCTTCCAATGATCTCTTCGTTATATCAGCGAATGATTGAAGACATGAATATCTCCAACGAAAGAACTAGCGGTCAAACATCGACGCAAATGCGCGTCCCTACTTTTGGATAAGTTTTATGGCGTTTACAAATTACCTTGAAGAAAAAGTTCTAGGATATGTTTTTTCCGGTGCTTCTTTCAGTCAGCCTGGGACGAAGTTTCTAGCCCTTTACACGGTAGCTCCGACAGACAGCTCTGCTGGTACTGAAGTGAGTAGTTCTGGTACTGGCTACGCTCGTCAAACGGTTGCGTTGACTACGAGCGGAAGCGATACAACTAATTCTGGAGCGGTGGAGTATGCGACAGCGACAGGATCAGGGTATGGGACAGTCGTTGCAGTGGCTTTGCTAGATGCCAGTACAAGTGGAAATATGCTCGCCTATGCTTCTTTAGCAAGCTCTAAAGCTATTGCTGCTGGTGACGTATTTAGAGTACCCGCTGGCGACTTGGATATAAGTCTTAACTAATGTCGCAGGGGTATGGCAATGGGTCTTGGAACCAAGGTAGATATAATGTTTGGTCTTATCAAGACTGTGCAGCTTCTACAACCGCTACGAGCAGCTTTACTGCGTCTGCTGGAATCGTTAAGGACGCTCAAGCAACTATCAGTGCTGCTTCTTTGGCTTCCTGCTCTGCTAACAGAGTTATTCAGGGCGCTGCGAGTGCGTCTGCAAGTAGTTCTTTCACTGCTAATGCAGCCGTTGTTTTATCTGGCTCCGCGACTATTGCTGCTGCGTCTTCGTTTACAGCAAGCGGTTTGCGCATTGCTGATGGTGCCGCTTCGATCTCTGCGGCTTCTTCTTTTGTCGCTACCTCAGTCATTGTCGCAAATGCAAGCGCGAGTTTATCTGCCAGTTCGCAATTTACAGTGGCGGTTAATCGCATACTCAGCTTTAGCGCAAGTACAAGCGTCATCTCTAGCTTCGTCGCTAATGGCGAAATCAAATGGCAGAAAGAAGCGCCAGCCAGTGATAGCTGGTCAGATCAAACAGCAGCAACAACCACATACACCACCCAGCCTGATGCCAGTACAAACTGGCAACAGGCGGCTTGAGGATTAAATAATGGCTGATACTTTTACCAACGATTTACGTTTGCGGCTCCAAGAAAGTGGTGCAAATAGTGGAAATTGGGGCAATTTATTAAATACTACGATTACAAATATTGCCTCAGCCTTGGGCCAAGGTAGCGAGGCCATCCCCAAC